ATATTATATAATAATAAAATATATATATATTTATATATATATATTTTATATTATATATTATTTCATTAACCACTTTTTTCTGGAGGAAAAATTATGGAATTAACTAATGAAGAAATTGTATCAAGTAAAATACTTGAAGCAGAAAGGCATTTAGAAAAATTAATTGAAGCAATGAAAATTGTAGACTTGTTAGACAATGGAGATTTACACGAGCAATTAATTACTTGGATAGAAACAGAAAAAACACTAACTTGGATTATATCAAGGTTTAAACAAATAGGAGTTATAAATGAAAAATAAAACAAGCAACTACCCTTTAGCAGGGTACTTAATTAGTTTTTATGGTTTAATGTTTATGATTGTTTGTTTACCACTTTATCACTTTGATAACATAATGAACCTATTAAGTCTTGAACATTTAATAAATGAGCCTAGAGTTTTAGTGTGGTTCTTTTTGGAGTGGATTGGTTTATGCGTTATTGCTCTTGGTTTAGCAATAGCAGGACTGATTCCTTGGAAATAAATATTAACTATTGCACTATGCAACTCCCTAGTGTAGTGTAATAGCTAGTATTTAGATAATACTAGATGCAGATTTTTTATAACTTAATGGAGATTAAATATGAAAACATTAATTGAAAACGTAAAATACAGAATCAGACCAAACAGAATGTTTACTAGAGGTAAGGTTCAACATTGGTATGGAATCAAAGGTAGAGGTAAAGATACTTTACTATCAATATACTTTGGAAGCTATGCTTTATATGTGTTTAAGCCTAGTACATTCTGGAGTTTAGACAGAGCCAAACTTAATACAAACAACCAATAAAGGGGATTAGTTATGAATACCAATGGTGCTATATTTTATGAAAACGATAGTATCGTTGGTATCATAACAGGTTTAATGAGTGGTTCAAGTAATACAAAAACAGGTGCTATGCTTCAAACATGGATATTAGTTAAGAATGTTAATCCTATTGAAGCTGTCAACACAGGAGCAGACAAGCTAGTATGTGGTGACTGTAAGCACAGAGGAACTATACAACCTGTTAATGATACCAAAGATAAAAAATCATATTCAGTAAAGAATGGATTGAAAACAATTAACAAAGGTAGAAAATGCTATGTTAAATTATTTCAAGCACCTTACTCAGTATGGAAAGCATATAAGAATAATAAATATCCAAAGATAAATATAAATAAATTATCACATATGTTAACATTTAAACAGGTAAGAGTGGGTAGCTATGGTGACCCTGCTATGATACCTAGTGAAGTATGGGATAAATTAATTAGCAGGTCGTTAGGAAATACAGGATATACGCATCAATGGAAGAGATGCGATACTAAAAATTCTACTTTCAATATGGCAAGTGTTGACACATTGGAAGAGAAAAGACAGGCAAACAAGCTAGGCTATAGAACCTTTAGAACCAGACTAGCAAGTGAGCCTATCGAACCAGACGAGGTAGTATGCTTGTCTGACAAAGTAGCAAGGGAAGGAAAGACTTTAGTTCCTTGTAGTTTATGTAAGATGTGTAGTGGTAACAACAGTCAAGTAAAGAAAAACATCACTATCATAATACATTAATTTTATAAACCTAAATGGAGAATACGCATGAAAAAAGATAAATTTATAAATAAAATAGTAAACAATAGAAATACTGTACTAAAGAAAACTACCTATCGTTCAGGACTAGAGAATTATCTAGCTTTCTATGGCTATGGTTGGTACAAAATGGGTATAACTAACAATCCAGAGAGAAGAGAAAAGGAACTCAATATCTACCACTTCTCACAGGTAAAGATTATATCTACAATAAAGGTTGAAGGACAAGGAGTATTTACTGCAGAGAAGGAACTGATTAAGGTATTCAAGGATAGTGGAGCAAAAACTAAAGGAGAGTTTGTATACATACCATCAGTAGAACCAGAGGTAGTAGCTAAGAAGTATCAAGAGATAATGATTAACACAGTTAAGAAGTTAAGAAAGAATACCTTTAACAGTATGAGAAAGACTAACAATGTACTGAGAAAGAATGGCTACGATACAATCAAAACAGATGTTAGTTTAACTATTAGTAAATAAGGTATTGATTAATTGTTAAATATAATATATAATTCATTTTAGAAAGGAAATATTATGAGTAAAGATTGTTCAATATGTGGAAGTAAGATACCACCACACACTACTCCAGAAGGGGTAGTGTATTGGGAAGGTGGACATAATGCAGAGCCATACACATCTGGTAGATGTTGTGACTTATGTCATGGAGAGTTTGTCTTACCTGCTAGACTTAAACAAATGAGAGAGGAGAGAGTATGAAATACAAAGAAGTAACAGAAACAGTAACAACATATCCAGACTTAGATGAGGAAGAGAAACAATCTCTTAGAGATAATCCTAAGAGTTGGAGAGTGTTTGTTACAAAAATAATTGTTGAAGAGTTTGTTGTTGATGCAGACACACAGGAAGATGCTGAATATGATGCTATGCAAAAAGCAGAGAACTCTTCAGACCCAGATGGTTCAGAGATAGAAACTATAACTGTTGACTATGCTGAACTTGATAGAGAAACATATCAAGATGATGAAATAGAATATATACAAGAGGAGGTGTTAGATGTCACATAATGGTAATGAAGAACTAAAAGAACAAGCCTTTAATGATGTAGTAGACCAATACATAGAGCAAGGCTACACAGAAGAAGAAGCCATAGCTTTAGCTAATAAGTTTGCTGAAGACAACTCAGACTTCTGGCATGATGAAGAGCCATTAAGCTATGATGGATATGAACAAGAAGATTTATCAGACATGGATAGAGAGGAGCCTTGCATATGAGTAAAGAAAAAGAACTAAAAGAAAGATTAATTAAATTAGATAATGAATACGAATGTAGTATTGCTTCAGGTACACATAGAGAACCTGATGAAATATCTGATGATGCGTATAGAGTTATCAATGAATTAATTTCTGATGAAAATATTACAGATATAAAAAGTGTAGATGATGCTCACGATTATGTAGATTGGTACAAAGAAAGACATTAATAAATAACAATGGAGAAAATATGAAGAACTTATTTGGAAAATCAAGAACAGTAGACAACCCTTATGCTACCTATAGACTAGGTAACTTTGAGTGGAGAGTATTAAAAACATATCAAAGAAAAGATAAAGAAGATGCCAACCAATATTCAAGGTGGTTTACTGCCTGTAAATCCCCTTACACTTATGATAGTTGGGAGTATGGAGATGCTTATATCAATGAGATTATGAGTGTAAATCCTGTGCTTGTAAGTGCTACTGATGAGTGGAAAGAAACTTATAAGAGTTAAAAATAATTCCTGATTTCGCTGATGTGAAAGAGGGATAAATGTGGTTTGTTGAGGGTTGCCCTAGTTCTTCCACTAAAAAAAGGAACTAAATTGCGAGTAATGTTTTTGGTAGTTTTTAGACTCTAAAAGAAAAAACTACCACATAATATGGAGAATACAATGAAGCTACGACAAGAACAAAAACATAAACTTGAGATGATGCTAGACGAAGCAGAAGATTTAGTAGAAGAGTTACAGAATAGTAAACTTAATAAAAGAGAAAGACTAAAAGCATGGCAGACATTAGAAGCAATATTAAAACTAATGAGATGGGAGATTAGAGATGAGTAAAAGATTTAAACAAGTAAACATACAACAGTTTGCTATACTTGTGCAAGAAGTAGATATATCTAAGTATAGTCAAGAAGAGTATGTAGATATTATAGAAGAAATATATATGACTATCTTCAGACATAATACTGATGGAGATTTTGTTATACCTACTATGCCTAACGAAGAAGGTAATTGGAAGGTGCATAAGTCTTCTGCTACCAAAGAAGAAGTAATGGAACTAATCAAGGAAGGGAGAGTTATATGGAACAAAGAAGTAATCTAACACCACGAGAGCATTGGGAATTGCACCAAGGAGTATGGAGTAATCTAGGTTGTGATATGCAAGTATACAAACAAGATTCTGATAGGATAATATACATTGACAAGAATAGTAAATGGGCATACAAATATGAGCATGGAGTTATAGAAAGAAAACTACAAACAAATCCTGATAGGAGGTATAGATGAGCATAACTTTACAAAGATTAAAAAATGCAGTAAAAGATATAAAAGAAAATTCCTATGAAGGTAATGACAGTCATAGTACAGCAGAGTATAGAGGTATATGTGATGGACTAGATAGGTTATTAGAACACTTTAAGGAACTAGAGGAGAATAAAGATGCCAAGTAAAGCTAAGATAAAAAAGAAACCTAAAATTACTTGGGGTTGGATATATGGAGATGAGTGTCCAGAGCTATGGGAACACTTTGGCTTTCCATATCCAGAACCAGATGATAGAATGAAAATTAAGTTTGTTAAATATGAATCAAAGGAGATGCAAGATGGCTAAGTATACATTGTATGCAAAGAAAGTTTATTACTATCGTAAAGAAATTACTGCTCAAGATAGTAAGAGTGCAGAGAAAAGAGGTGCTGACTATGAAGCAGATGACAATGCAGAAAGATTGTTTGAACCTTCAGGTGAGGAGTTTTATATAACAAGTATAGAGGAGAGTGATGATGACTAGACAAGAAAAAGAAGCATTAGGTATATCAAAGTATGAAGAACTATGTGAAGCATTAGTAGGAGATAACTCTACTAAAAGATATACTCACGAAGATATAGTTTCATATATCTATAACTTAAAAAAGATAGAGGAGAAATTTTATGACAACAAAAACTAAACCAAAAATAGATGCAGTAACATTAAATTTAGTTAATGTACTAAAGCAGATAGATGATAAACTCAATGAAGGTTCTTGGGAGTATATAAATCTAGGAGATGTATTAAGATTTCAAGATGTTTATAATGAAACTATAAAGCACTACGACCTAAAGAAAGAAGGTGGTATACACGACTATGGAGCAGATAAAGGTAAGTACCAACAGTTTTATTATAGTAATTATGTATGTCACACAGACCCAAAAGCATTTGACCCAAGCAAAGTAGAGGAGGAAGATGATGAGTAAATATAAATATAGATTAGAAGAATGGTCAGAAGATACACGAAGTTATACTATAGAATGTGACATAAAACTTTCAAAAGATGAAGTAGATTTTGCAATTTCTGAAGCAGATATAAATTATGAAGAGTCAGAAACAACACATAAAATTCCATTAGGTGATGATACTATTGTACACGTTACCTATCATGGTAATGAATGGGGTGATGGAAGTTCAGAGATAACAGAAGGACAGGAGGACTTAGAAGATGATTAAATATATTATATATACACAAAAGAATTGTGCCTTCTGCAAGAAAGCTAAACATTTATTAGATGAAGCAGAAGAAGTATACGAAGAAAGATTACTAGATACACCTGCAAAAATAAAAAGATTTAGAGAAGCAGGACATAAGACTGTGCCACAAATCTTTCTACACATAGGTGGGTACACAGAACTAGAAGATTTTTTGTTTCCACCAGACATAGAGTTTGATGCAGACATAAATTTAGTAGAAGAAACTAGACCTAGTGCAAAGGTGTTACCTTTCAAAGGACAGATAGGTGCTATATCAGGAGAAAAGAAAGATGAGTAAAAAAATTAAATGTCAAAGATGTAAAATAAATAAAGCATATCCAGAAGATATGGAGAACAGAGCAAGTAATCTTTTACTATGTGATGACTGCTATACAGAACTAAGATACTTGATGGCAGATTATTTAAATATAAATATACAGGAGATTAAGGTATGAGTAGAAAAAACAAAGACTTAAACAACAAAGTTGAGAAACAAACTCAAGACTTTTTAGGATTCCTATGGACTAATTGGGTTCTAATAGGCATAGGTTTTATGATGTGCTTTATATGGTTCTGTGTATGTTGGACTGTGTGTTGGATATTTACAAGCTAACTGTTGACTATTAGATATTTATAATATATAATAAGGAAAGATATGAGAAAAGAAATGTATGTAATAGCTATGCCTTATCCTTTTAATACTAAGCTACCTGATATTTTAGAAGAAGATGATGGTACAGTAATGTATTTTAATAATAAAGCAGAAGCTAAAAGTTTTTTACAAAATTTATATGACGAAAGACAAATACATATGAAAGCATTAGTAGATGATAACATAGATATAATGAGGGTACAATGACAATAGAAACATATGAGATAGCATTAAGAGAAAAAGAAAGAGAAGTACATACTTTAAGAGTTAGAGTAAAAGAATTAGTATCAGTTGTGTCTTCTCAAAAAAAAGAACTGACTGCTTTAAAAGTAAGAAGTGACTTTGGATATAACTTAGTTAGTGAAAATCCAGATGCAGGACATATTAAAGATGAGTAACGATAGAGAAAGAAGATTAAAAGCTACAGGAAAATGGTTTCAAGGTAGCATTAAAAGAAACTTATGGGTAAACCATTTGTTTCCTATACTTTTAACTGTAAGTTTTATATTTTATTTACTTACATTATAACAAGAGAGAGTAAGATGAATTTATTAGAAGAAGAAATAAAAGAACTAATTAAAGAAAGATATTATGAGTACCTTGAAGAAGGTTATGAATCTTTTGAAGCTATGGAATTAGCTAAGAGAGATATACATGAAACAAAAGAAGTAGAGATAGATGCTTATAATAAAGTATATGATGGTTCTTTTGAGGTTGACTAATAGTATTTAATACTATATAATAAAATTTTTAATGGGGATTAATATGGATAAAACATGGCTAGACAGAGGTGCTTGTCCTAAGTGTGGTTCAAGTGATGGTAACGTCAATCATGCAGAAGGATATAGTTTTTGTTTTTCCTGTAACACTAGATTTGGAGAGCAAATGGAACACGAAAAAGTAATACCTATACCTACTGAAAGTAATATAAAAACTGTAGGTGTAACAGGTGCATTGACTGAACGTAGTATTAGTAAGGAAACTGCACAAAAATATCATACACAAGTTAAGGTGAATGGTAACATGAATACACATCACATTTATAAATACTTTGATAGTGGTGGAAACAATATTGGTAATAAGATTAGAGATGTAGCCACAAAGAATATGTGGGTAGAAGGTAATGTAACTAATGCAGTATTGTTTGGACAAGATTTATTTACAGGTGGTGGTAAGTATATTACTATTACTGAAGGTGAAGTAGATGCTATGTCTGCCTATGAATTACTAGGTAGCAAGTGGGCATGTGTTTCTATTAAGACAGGTGCAGGGTCTGCTGTGCGTGATTGTAGAAAAGCATTTGAATACTTAGATAGCTTTCAGAATATAGTTATATCATTTGATATGGACAAACAAGGTAGAGAAGCTAGTGAGAAAGTAGCACAGTTGTTTAGTCCTAACAAATGTAAGATTATGAACATGGAATTTAAAGATGCTAATGAGTATCTAAAGATGGGTAAACGTGAGAAGTTTTCACAAGCATGGTGGAACGCAGAACCTTTTACTCCTGCAGGAATTACAAACCTTAGAGACTTGGGTGATTCATTATACACAGAAGAGTATTGTGAAACAGTACCCTATCCTTGGAGCAAGATGAATGAAAAGACTTATGGTATGAGAACAGGTGAGTTGATTACATTTACATCTGGTGCAGGTATGGGTAAGTCTTCTATTATGAGAGAGCTTATGCATCACTTACTAAAGAATACAAAACATAACATAGGTATACTTGCATTAGAAGAGAGTATTAAAAATACTGCATTTAATATTATGTCAGTAGAAGCCAATGCTAGATTGTATATTAAAGAGATTAGAGATAAATTTAGTAGAGAACAATTACAAGAGTATCAAAAGAATACAGTTGGGTCTGGTAGGTTCTTTGCCTTTGACCACTTTGGTTCTATTGATAATGACGAGATACTATCACGAGTAAGATACATGGCACAAGCATTAGAATGTAAGTGGGTATTTGTTGACCACTTATCTATACTTGTATCTGGTCAAGAAGATGGAGATGAAAGAAAGTCTATTGATGTATTGATGACTAAGATGCGTTCTCTTGTAGAACAAACAGGTATTGGTATGTTATTAGTATCGCATCTACGTAGACCTGCAGGTGATGCAGGGCATGAGAATGGTAAGGAGATTACTCTATCACATCTTAGAGGTTCAGCATCTATTGCTCACTTGAGTGATGGTGTTATTGGATTAGAAAGAAACCAACAAGATGATGACGAAGTTAAATCTAATACAACTACAATTCGTATTCTAAAGAATAGATATACAGGTGAGACAGGAGTAGCCACACATTTACATTATAATAAAGAGACAGGTCGTATGAAAGAGATTGACAATCCTTACGAAGTAGATTATAATACAGAAAATAATGAGGAGGTACCTTTCTAATGAAGTGTTGGCATTGTGATACAGAATTAACATGGGGTGGTGACCATGATATTGACCATGAAGATGAGGACTATTGTATAGAAACAAATCTATCTTGTCCTAACTGTGGTGCTTTTCATATAGTATATCTACCTAAAGAAGAACAAGAAAATGATAAACAACAAAAATTATTTGAAGAACCAGAAATGTGGGAACACTATTGTGATACAGAAAAAAGTATGATGGAAGTAGGTAAAGGTGAACCTTGTAATTGGTGTGGAAAGGAGGAAGATTGTGAAAGTTGTGCTTGATATAGAAACAGACCAGATAGATGCTAAAGTAGTAAACTGTATTGTTGCTAAAGATATTGAAACAAATGTGTCTACAGTATTTGACCCAAGTAATATGCATGTGTTTAAGAATTGGTCTAAAGATATTGACCAATACATTATGCATAATGGTTTATCTTTTGATGCACCTGTATTAAATAGATTACTAGGCACAAATATTAAACCTTCACAGGTATTAGATACATTAATACTATCACAGTTATTTAATCCATTGCGTGAAGGGGGTCATGGATTACGTGCCTGGGGTGATAGATTTAATTTTCCTAAAGGTGATATAGAATCCTTTGGAAGATATACAGAAGAACTAAAAAGATATTGTATGCAAGATGTAGACATAACACATAAGTTATACGAACATTTAAAGAAAGAAGGCAAAGGTTTTTCTAAGTCTTCTATTGATTTAGAACATCAGGTCAGAGTTATTATTGACCAACAAGAAAAGAATGGATTTGCATTAGATGTTCGTAAAGCTATGTCTTTATACAATACATTAAAAGATGAAGCTAGTGCTTTAGAAACATGGGGCAAGACACACTTTGACCCTACAAGAAAAGACTTAAAAACAAAAACAAAATACATACCTTTTAATATAGGTTCACGACAACAGATATCTGATAGATTACAAGAGCTAGGTTGGAAACCTAAGAAGCATACTGATAAAGGTAATGTAATTGTTAATGAAGAAGTTTTGAATAGCATAGACTTAGAAGAAGCAAAGAAGTTTGCTAGGTATTTGTTATTGCAAAAAAGAATTGCACAGATTAAATCTTGGATTGAATCGTGTAATGATAAGGATGGTAGAGTACATGGTAGAGTTATGACATTACGTACTGTAACAGGTCGTATGGCACATAACAGTCCTAACATGGCTCAGATTCCTGCTGTTCGTTCTCCATATGGTAAAGAGTGTAGGGAATGTTGGACTGTTGACAATCCCTATACTCACTCCATTGTTGGTACTGATGCTAGTGGTTTAGAACTTAGATGTTTAGCACATCTTATGGATGATAAAAACTTTACTGAAGAAGTTTTAAATGGTGATATACATACAGCTAATATGAAGATGGCAGGTCTAACAGATAGAGACCAAGCCAAAACATTTATATATGCTTTTATGTATGGTGCAGGTGCAGCGAAAATAGGTAAGATAGTAGGTGCAGGTGCTAAAGAAGGACAGATATTAATAGATAGGTTTCTTTCTAATATGCCTGCTCTTAAAAGAGTTAGGGATAGTGTAACTGAAACAGCTAAGAGAGGTAAGATAAGAGGTATTGATGGTAGACTATTGCATGTACGTTCTCCACATAGTGCATTGAATACATTACTGCAAGGAGCAGGTGCTGTTGTATGTAAGTTGTGGTTAATAAACATGAATAAAAGAATAGTACAAACAGGTGTTGATGCTAAGTTAGTTGCATCTATACATGATGAATACCAATATGAAGTTGCAAAGAAAGATGTAAAAAGATTTGGTAGTATTACCAAAGATGCTATGAAAGATACAGAGCATCAGTTAAAAATGAAGTGTCCATTAGATAGTGAATGGAAGGAGGGAAACACATGGGCAGAGACACATTAGTAAAAGAGTTTAAAGGTAGACATGACCACAAAGATTATATTAAACGTGGTATTAAAACAGAGAATATGTTTATAGATGAAGCAGTTAAGTTAGGGTATCAAGTAGAGGTTGCTTCTGATTCTCAGAACATGTCTGACCATATTGATTTAATATTAACAAAGGAGGAAATAAAATTTACAGTAGATGTAAAAGCAAGAAGAACAGGAACAGACAAGTCAAAAGGTTTTGATGACTTGTGGATTGTAGTGGAGTTCAAGAATACTATGGGTAATCAAGGTTGGCTATATGGCAAATGTGATTACTTTGTTTTTGAACAGGAAGATAAATATCTTTTGGTTGACTCTAAAGAGTTACGAGAATTATGTCACGAAGTTGTAGACTTAAATGACAGGGTAAATAGTTTTCGTAATGCAAACTATAAAGTTTGGGGTAGGAGTTACCAAAACAAACAAGACTTAATATCTAGAATAGAAACTTCAAAAGTTTTACAATTAAATAATACATTTATTTGGAAAAAAAGTATTGACTTTTCTAATCAGGTATGCGATAATTCTATTTTAACAACAAAAAAGGATAATAATAATATGAGTGTAATAAAAGGTAATGCCCATTGGGCAAGTATAACAAGTCCAAATACAACATTTGATTCAGATGGTGTATGGACTATAGATGTAGGTAATCTTGACGAGAAGAATAAAAAGATTGCTCAAGCTGATGGAATCTCTGTGAAGAATAAGAATGATGACAGAGGTGACTTTGTTACTATCAAAAGAAAAGTAAGAAGAAAAGATGGTAACTTAAATAAGGCTCCTGAAGTTGTAGATGCTCAGAAGAGAGCAATGATTGGTACATTAATTGGTAATGGTTCTGAAGTTAATGTATTATACTCTACATATGAGTGGGAGTTTGGTGGTAAGTCTGGTGTATCTGCTGATTTAAGAGCAATACAAGTAACCAACTTAGTACCTTATAATACTGATGCAGATGCTGATGAAGCATTTGGTGTAGTTGAAGATGGTTTTGTATCTAAAGAAGCTGACGAAGAAGTTTCTTTTGCTAGTTAATCTTTAACCTAGAAAGGATAGTGTCCTATATTTACTCCATTTATATAGGACACTATATTAGATATGAAAACAATAGACACATTAGTAGAGGATATATATAATTTATTTGACCCTATGGTTACGAATACTATAGATGATAAAGAATTAGATAAACATCTAAAAGAATTTACAAAGAACGTAACTAATAATATTAAAACTGTTTTAAATGAACAACCTAGAAAGCAAAGAAGATTATCTTTATCAGCTATAGGTAAACCTACTAGACAGTTATGGTATGATAAACACTCTAGTTCAGAAGCAAGACCTATATCTTCTGCTACTAGAATTAAATTTTTATATGGTCACATACTTGAAGACTTACTTATACTATTGTCTAGAGCATCTGGTCATATTGTTACTGAAGAACAGAAACAAGTAAACGTAGAAGGTATTAAAGGACATCAAGACTGTAAGATAGATGGTGAATTAGTAGATTGTAAGAGTGCTAGTGGTTACTCATTCAAAAAGTTTGCTAATAATAACTTAGCTAATGATGACCCTTTTGGATACATAGCACAAATATCTGCATACTCTGCAGGTAATGATGTTAAAGAAGCATACTTCTTAGCTATAGATAAACAACATGGCAACCTTGCCTTAACAAGAGTACATGATTTGGAGATGATAAATGCAAAGGAAAGAATTAAATATCTCAAAGGTGCGTTGGAAAGTACAACACCTCCTGATAGATGTTATAGTGATATTCCTGAAGGTGTTTCTGGTAATCGTAAGCTTGCTATTGGTTGTGTCTTTTGTGCTCATAAGAGGGAGTGTTGGTCTGATGCTAACAATGGCAAAGGGCTTCGTGCATTTAAGTACGAAAGAGGTACAACATATCTTACACAAGTTTCAAAAGAACCTAGGGTTCAAGAAAATTTAGATTGGTAAAGGAAAAAATATGAAGACATTTATTTATGATGCAGTAAGAGGACATTATGTTTCAGAAAGAGACAAGGCTATAGCTAATATTAAATTACATACAGGTAATCCTGTAGGTGTAGGAGAACATCCTAAAATTATAGAAGATATTATTGAGCTAACACATAAAGCATCTGAAGCACAAGATTCAATAGAGATGTTAGATAAGATAATGGAAAATGAAAAATAAGATAGACATATTTATAGATGTAGAGCATAAGAAACATGAAGCTCCTGAACGTGGTTTATTTTTATCTGTTATATTACAAGCATTATTAGATGCTACTAACGATAAGAGTAAAGTAAACAAAGACAGGGCTATAGCTTGGTTCTTTTGTAGTGTTGGTGTAACGTGTGATAACTTTGAGCAGATATGTGACCATGCAGGAATGAGTCCTTCATACACAAGAAGTTTTGCATACAAAGTTATTCACTCACCTGATTTAAAATATGTTAGACAAAGAATAAAAAAGATGTTATAATATGTTTTTTGATTTATTAACATTTTTTATAATAGGATTAATTTTAGGTATGTTTATTGTTTTAATTGCATACTTTTTAACAAGATTATAGGGGAATAAATATGGGAATGATGGATGATGCTATAAGAGAAACAGTTAAAGATACAAAAGATTTTAAGAAAACAAATATAGAGAAGGAAGCTATTATAGCTACAGATAAACAGGTAGGTGGTGACCATTACAAGACATGTAAGATACAACCTGTTGATTACATTGTAGAAAATAACCTTACATTTCTTGAGGGTAATGTAGTAAAGTATATTACAAGACACAGAAGAAAAGGTGAAGGTGCAAGAGACATTGAGAAAGTAATACATTATTGTGAATTAATATTGGAGAAAGATTATGGCAGGGAATAACTATTTACCTACAGAGTATCAGACGTTTATACATGCGTCTAGATATGCACGTTGGTTACAAGAAGATAACAGAAGAGAGAGTTGGATTGAAACAGTATCTAGGTTTAGTAACTTCTTTCAAGGACACTTAGATAAAAATCTAGGTGTTATCTTACCTCCAGAAGTATGGAGAAGAATAGAAGATAGTATTATAGGACTGCAAGTTATGCCTTCTATGAGAGCATTGATGACAGCAGGTCCTGCATTAGAAAGAGAAAACATATCAGGATATAATTGTTCTTATACTCCTATAGATAGTCCACGTTCTTTTGATGAGATACTTTATATACTTATGAATGGTACAGGTGTAGGTTTCTCTGTTGAAAGAGAAGGTGTTAATCAATTACCTACTATACCTGATAGAGAGTTTGAACAAACAGAAGATGTTATATCTGTAGCTGATTCTAAAGAGGGATGGGCTAGAGCATTTAGAGACTTAGTGTCTTATCTATATACATGTAGAATACCTAAGATAGATATTAACAAAGTAAGACCTGCAGGTGCTAGGTTAAATACCTTTGGAGGTAGAGCTAGTGGTCCTCAACCTTTAGTTAATCTATTTGATTTTACTATTAATAAATTTAAAGAAGCTAAAGGTAGAAAGCTATCCTCTATGGAGTGTCACGATATTGTGTGTAAGACTGGTGAAGTTGTGGTTGTTGGTGGTGTGCGTAGGTCAGCTCTTATATCTCTGTCTAATTTATCAGACCAGAGATTAAGAGTTGCCAAGTCTGGTGCTTGGTGGGAGACAAACCCTGAAAGAGCATTAGCTAATAACTCAGTAGCCTATACAGAGAAACCTGATGCAGGTATCTTTATGAAAGAATGGTTAGCATTATATGAAAGTAAGTCAGGTGAACGTGGTATCTTTAGTAGAGTATCTGCTCAAGCAAAAGCTAAAGAGAATGGTAGACGTAAATCAGACTATGCATTTGGTACTAATCCTTGTAGTGAGATTATACTTAGACCTAATCAGTTCTGTAACTTAACTGAAGTAGTATGTAGACCTGCTGATACAGTAGAAACATTAAAAGATAAAATAGAAGTAGCTACTATACTAGGTACAATACAAGCTACACTTACTAACTTTGGTTATCTTAGAAAGAGATGGAAAGATAATACAGAAGAAGAAAGATTACTTGGTGTATCATTAACAGGTATTATGGATAATAGTATACTATCTAGAAGAAGAAGTACATTACCAGAAACACTACAAGATATGAGACAAAAAGCTGTGACAGTAAACAAGGAATGGTCAGAGAAGCTAGGTATACCACAATCAACAGCTATTACTTGTGTTAAACCTTCAGGTACAGTTAGTCAGTTAGTAGATAGTGCTAGTGGTATTCATGCTAGACATAACCCTTACTATATTAGAACAGTAAGAGGAGATAAGAAAGACCCTTTAACAGAGTTTATGAAAGACCAGGGTATACCTTGTGAAGATGATGTTATGAATCCACATAATGCTGTGTTTTCTTTTCCTATGAAAGCAGATTCTAATGCTGTATTCAGAGATGATATGACAGCTATAGAACAGCTAGAGATATGGAAGTGTTATGCAGAGCATTGGTGTGAACATAAACCATCAGTAACTATATCAGTTAAAGAACATGAATGGATTAATGTAGGTAACTGGTGTTGGGATAACTTTGATGCACTATCTGGTATATCCTTCTTACCTTTCTCTGACCATACATATCAACAAGCACCTTATCAAGACATAGATAAAGCTACATATGAAGAGCTTGCATCTAAGATGCCTAAGAATATTAACTGGTCTGAGCTTAGTAATTTTGAGAAAGAAGATACAACAAAAGGATCACAGGAGTTAGCATGTACAGCAGGTTCTTGCGAATTAGTAGATATTTAGTTAATTTTTTAATTAGTATTGTAGCCATGTGGGTATTATATGTAATAGCTATGGCAATACTTTATACGTTTTATCCTATGTAAATAGTTCTTGACTTTTATATTTAGGTAGTGTATAATTACACCATGAGTGCCAGAAATGGACTCGTTTTTAACTTGCTTAACAAGGAGATAAACATGGTTAATTTTGAAGTAGATACATTTGCACGACAAGCTATTGGTTTTGATAGGTTGTTTGATGTAATGAATAACATAAGAGGGTCAGATGTAAACTACCCACCTTATGATATTATTAAAGAAGATGAAGAAACTTTCCTGATTGAATTTGCTCTATCAGGTTTTAATAAGAATGATTTAAATATTGTGGTAAAAGAAAATCATTTAACTATAGAAGGTACTTATGGTAAAGATACTAAGGAAGAGGTTCCAGAATATTTACATAAGGGTATAGCAAAGAGGTCTTTTACTAGGGATTTTGTTTTAGCAGACACGTTACACGTTGAAGACGTTACATTCAGCGAAGGTATATTAAGATTAACTCTTAAACAAGTTATACCTGAAGAACAAAAACCTAAGAAGATAAAGATTAATTAAGTTGTTATAAACAGGGGGTTGAAATATACCCCCATTTTTTTTGAGGAATATATGATAAGATTATTAATAATATTATGTTTAATCACACCTACTATATTTGCAGGAGATAAGATTATAGATTCTGCAGGTTATAGATTGTATCACAATATGGATAATGAACATGATGGTTCTAAGTATAGAGCTTATGTTACTAAAAATATAAATAATAATAAGTTTAAGTTTGCTTATGAAAGAACTAGAAATGGACAAGGCTTTGAAACAGGTACTTGGTTTATTGACCACGAAATAAAATTTTAAGGATACTGCATGAAGAATAAAAAAGAAATGGTAAACACAGTTTATATAGGCTATGATGAAAAAGAAGATACTGCATATGAAGTATTAAAATTTTCATTAGAACGTATTGCTACTAAACCTATACGTGTTGTACCTATTAAGAAAAATTTAGTAGAACGTATGGGTATCTATACTAGAAAATCTAATATGATACATGGTCAACAATATGACGAGATAGATGGTAAACCTTTCTCTACTGAGTTTAGTTTTAGTAGGTTCTTAGTACCTGCTTTAAACATGTATCAAGGATATGCTTTATATATGGATTGTGATATGTATATACGAGCAGATGTTAATGAGTTATTTGAATTATGTGAAAATTCTTACTATCCTTTATGGTGTGTTAAACATAAATATGAACCAGAAAAAGGAATTAAAATGGATGGTAAAGAACAACAACCATACCCTAGAAAGAATTGGTCTAGCCTTATGATGTTTAATTGTGGTCACGAAGTAAATGAAAAGCTTACACCTGAAGCAGTTAATACTAAATCAGGTAGATGGTTACACACATTTCAATGGTTACCAGATAAAGAAGCAGACATTGGCACTATACCTGAAGAATGGAATTGGTTAGACAATCATTCTAATGAAGATATAGAAGCAAAGAATGTACACTTTACTACAGGTGGTCCTTGGTTTAATAAGTGGGGTTCTTCTAGAGAAAAAGATACTAAGTATGCTGTTGAATGGTCTAATGATGCTGACTGGTTACAGATTAGAGGATTAATTGATAATAAGGATTACATGATATGAACATAAACTTAGTAACTTCTTTTAATGAAAACTTATATAACAGATTTGGTAATGTATTTTTTAAATCTATACAAGAGAATTGGGAACCTAGTTTAAAAGTAAAAGCTTATTACCATGACTTTCCTATTTCTAAATACTCATTAGACAAAACAATAGAGTATTCTAATCTTAAAGATAATAGAAAATATATAAAGTTTTTAAAAGATAATGCTAAACATAATGGTACTGAAGATGGACAGATACCTTATAATGTAAAGCTTGATGCTATTAAATGGTGTCATAAAATGTTTGCTTTAACAGACTATGCATTTACATTAGCTGAAAATAATAAAGAAGCAGGTTGGTTAGTATGGATTGATGTTGATTCTTATGCTAATAAAAGATTAACAAAGAAAGATTTATTAAATATGTTACCTGATAATGCTGATGTTGTTCATGGTAATGGTATATCTTTTATGGCTTTTAATCTAAGTAAAAAACCACCATTAGATTTGTTGTGGGATTTACGTAGAATATATATGAATGATGAAGTAACTACTTATAGAGAATGGCATGATGGTTTTATTATGCAAAGACTATTAAAGTTATATAAGTCTCATGGTTTAAAGATACATGATATTGAAGAACAAATTTCTAATTATATTATACATATGAATAGTGTTTCTAGTTCTAGTATTATACCTCTTAGAGATACTAAAGGTAATCGTATATTTGAATTATCAAAAGATAAAGTATCACAAGATATATTACCATCAAGGTATCAAAAAAATGCTGAGTTAATTAGACATTTTAAACCTAGTACTATTTTAGAAACAGGTACTTGGAATGGTGGTCGTGCTATTGAAATGGCATTAGCTGCATTTGAAAATACTAACTTAGTAAACTATTATGGTTTTGATTTGTTTGAAGATGCTACTATAGAAACAGACAAAGAAGAGTTTAATGTTAAGTCTCATAATACTTTAGAAGCTGTAGAAAAAAGACTAGAAGAATTTAAAGTTAAGATGAAAGAAAAAAATAAAACATTTAATTATGTTTTAACAAAAGGTAATACAAGAGAAGAATTAAAAGTTGATAACTTGTTTGACTATTTACCTTTTATAGACTATGCTTTCATAGGTGGTGGTGATAGTATACAAACAAAACAAAGCGATTATGATTGTTTAAAACATGTACCTGTAGTTGTTATGGATAATTATTTTTCTAAAGATACAGATGGTAATGAAGTAGAAGATAAATATAAAGGTACAAATAAAGTAAAAGAAATGTTAGGTAAGAAAATAAAGAATAATATATTACCTAGTGAAGATAAAGTAAGAGAAGGTGGACATACTCATTTACTATTTATATTACATGATGATAAGTTACCTGCTCCTCCTAAACATTTATTTAGTGTGCCTATTAAAGTTAATCCTAGAGACTGTGTACCTAAAGATGATATCAGAGGTAACATAAGAACTAATTTTAAAAAGATTGATAAGTGGTTAGGTAAGTTTCCTCTACATGATTACAAATGTATATTAGTATCAGGTGGACCTTATATTAATTTTGATAAATTAAAAAAATTAATTAAAGATAATCCTAATAGTAAAGTTGTTACTGTTAAACATTCTTATCCTAGATTATTAAAGCATGGTATTAAACCTTGGGCATGTGTTGTATTAGACCCTAGACCTATTACAGGTACAAGCACGCATGGTGTAGTAAGAAAAGATTTATTTAAAACAATAGACCCTAGCACAAAGTTCTTTGTTGCTTCTATGACAGACCCTTCTGTTACTGATTATCTATTAGAAAAAAAAGCAGATATATGGGGATGGCATGCCTTTACAGAATCATTACGTGACCCTGATGAACAAAAAAAAGGTATACAAAACAATGTAGTTACTCTTAATAAAGACTTAGGATTACCAGAAGGCACTACATTAATAACAGGTGGTACGTGTGCAGCTATGAGAGCTATAGGTATCTTACATACTATGGGTTTTCGTTTCTTTGATTTGTTTGGTTTTGATTCTAATATGGAAGAACCTACTGATGAACAAAAGAAAGAAACAACAGGTGCTGAAGGTGAACAACCAAGACCTAAATATTTTAAAGTCTCTGTTAATAAACAAGAGTTCTGGACAACAGGTGAGCTACTTGCTTTAGCACAAGATTGCGAAAAGTATTTTAACGAATCACCTATGGAAATGGATATTAATTTTCATGGAGAAAATACATTAGTATCTGCACTATGGAAACTATCTGCTAGATATACACAAAAACAACAAGCTTTTAAAGGAGATTTAGTATGAAGTTAAAACCATCAAAAGATTATTATGACCTACTAGATTCTTATAAAGAATTACATAAAGAAGAAGGTAAGTTTAGAGGTATAAGTTTAGTACCTCTTGTACCTACACTAATAAATATTACAAAAGAAAATAAATGTAAATCATTATTAGATTATGGTTGTGGTAAAGCAATACCTTATTCAAAAAAAGAATGTAAAAGTATAGGATTAAAAAAACCTGTGCAAGAGTTATGTAACTTAGACTCATTTGATTTATATGACCCTGCATATCCTAAGTATAATAAACTATCTAAAAAGAAGTATGATATTGTAGTATGCACAGATGTTATGGAGCATATAGCAGAACAAGACATAGACTATGTATTAAAAGATATATTATATCATAGTAAAAAAACAGTATTCTTAAACATATCTTGTCAACCTGCACTTAAACATTTTAAAGAAGGTAAATTTAAAGGACAGAATGTACATATATCTGTATTTGATGGTAGGTGGTGGTCAGATAAAGTAAAAAATATCTGGAATAAATTTAAACATTTAAAAATATATATAATATGTGTGGGTAAAGATTATACTCATGTTGATTGTATAAAAAAGGAGAAAGTATAATGGCTTTAACATCTTTAATTGGTCCTGCTACTAAGCTTATAGGTAAGTTTATAGAAGATAAAGACCAGAAGAATAAGTTAGCACACTCTCTAGCTACTATGGCAGAGAAACATGCACAAGAATTATCTAAAGGACAGATAGATGTTAACAAAGAACAAGCTAAACATCCTAGTTTATTTGTATCAGGAGCACGACCTGCTATAATGTGGGTATGTTGTCTTGGTTTATTGTGGCAGTTTTTTGTAGGTCCTATTCTAACATGGGCAACAGGTATTTGGTTTCCTGATATGGTACCACCACAGCTAGAAGTAGAAGGATTAATTACATTAGTAATGTCACTCCTAGGACTTGGAGCTATGAGGTCTTTTGAGAAGTCTAAGAATGTAGCAAGGGATAATCTTAAATAATGACTACTGTATTTTTATTAGTAATTTATTTAGGTGATGCTGTTCAACAAAGTGATATGCATTTTCGTGACATTAATAGATGTAGATACTTTGCTAATAGAATAAGTAAGCAACCTGCAGTTCCAGGTATTAAGAAAAGGTATACTGGTATATGTAAACCAGTAACTTTAGATATTACAAACCCTAACGTAAGGTTATATCAATGAATATATTAGAATATATATTATATAGATTAAAAGATATAGACTCTATGTATTATGAGGTACTTTGTTACATAATAATATTAACTTTAATTGTAGGAATATAAATGAATTTTTTAAAAACAATATTAAATATTAAAACATATTTAAGAAATAATAGGAGTAGATATATGGAATTAGTTTTACATGCTGTACTAACTGGTGTTATTGTAGGTTTAGTTTTAATAATATTTTAGGAATATAAATGGCACTAAATGAAAAGCAAGAAAAGTTTGCTCAAAACTACATCTTACATAGAAATGCGACTGAAGCTGCAAAGTCTGCAGGATACTCTTCAGAGTCTGCGTACAATCAAGGGTATAGATTGTTACAAAGTGATGAGGTTAAAGAAAGAATACACGAGCTTGAACAAGAGCTTGAAACAAATGTTGATGTTGTATCTGAATTAGAACAACAGTATACTTATGCTAAGAATAATGGTCATACTAATAGTGCTATTAAAGCTTTAGAATTATTATCTAGAGTACGTGGGGCTAAGAGTGAGAATGATATTGATATATCTGAGGAGGGTATTGAAGCTAATATAGTAGATTGTTTAAAAATATTAGGTAAGAAAAAAGTAAATGAGCTTATAAAAAAATGTGATTTTACTTTGCCATTAAAACTAAATAAAGAACAGCACCAACAGCACCAAGAAAAAACAGAACAAGAACACCAAGAATAATATTTTCTATTCTTTTTGCTCGTAGTTTTTTAACTTCTGCTATAGCTTCTTTTTTCTTTAATCTTATATCTGCTTGTATACGTATTACTTCATTCCAAGCACTAGGACCATGAGACAAGTTAACAAAATTACGTAACTCCCTTTCCATTTGCTCTGCTTTCTTTTTTGCAGCAAACGTCTCCAAAGCTTCTTCCTCAACAGAACCAAACGACCTACCTTTACTTTTCTTATGTCCATCTTTAACATCTTGTATTGCACCCATCCACCTGCCTAAATCTTTAGACATACTTTCTACATCACGACCTACAGAAAATCCTTTCTTTATTGCATTGAAAGCAGTTGTTGCTGCTGCAATCGCTGTTATTGGGTCCATATATTATTCCTATTTGTAAGACCATATCCAAGGTCTTGGGCTTGTTACAGAACTCTTAGGCATAGTATCTAGATGTATAAACCTTTTCTCATGCACACCATTTTGTTTAACACCTATACCTGTAAACCCTAACTCTAATGCTAAACGTACTATCTCAAATGCTTTATGTCCAGAACAAACAACATCTACAGCACAACCTTTTAAGTGTGCAGACCTAGTACTACCACCTATAGCTAAGTTATGTGATTCACTTCTATAACCAGAGCTAATAGACATAGGTTGTTTTAATTTTTCTCTAAGAGATACAAGCATATTCATAAACTTTTCATCCATATTTACTTCACCTGTACCTTTACATCTTAATTCATCTTCTGAAAAGTATTTCCATCTAGTTACCAATCTTACCACCATATTGTCTTGCTACAAATTTAACTCCATCACTAACTTTACCACCTTTTTTAGCACCACCTACACCAAAAATAGTTCTTGATTTTTTCTTAACTACTTTCTTTTTTCTAGGTCTATCTGATGGAGGTGTTAAACCTTGTGAAGAAAAATCACCAAGTAAATCATCACCTTTTTTAGGACCTAATCCATTTAAATATCTTCTTAAAGACTCTTTACCAAAAGATTTAAATCCTGCTTTTTGCATATCTTCTTTAGTTACTGCAGCTTTTTCTGTGCCTTTATCATCTTTAAATGTTTTCATTTTTCTTTTTTTAGCAGCACCTATATTTTTAGATAGACTTGCTTTTCTACCTACTTCTAATAATCCTGCCATTTTTTGTTTTTGAGTTCTCATTATATTATCCTTTTGTTATTAGTTATTTATGTCTTCTTATCATATCGTCTATTTTGCTTTCAAGTCTATCAAATCTCTGCAGCAGTTGTTTTAAATCATCTTTAACATCTTCTTTAGAAGCATAGGTTACAGCTATGTTCTCTCTTGTTTCTGATAGTTCATCTTTAACTTTACTAATAGCAGCAGACGTAGAACGTATCCACCAAAGAAAACCACCTATAGCCATAGTTAATACTGCGTTCCATATCATTGTCATATCTGCCATTACTCTTTCTCCTTTTTATAAACATCTAGTGGTTTGTTATTATATCCACTATATATTCTAAATAGATTATCTTTAATTGGTTTTAAAGTTTCTTGTTGTTTAGTTAAAATTGACCATTTACGTAAATTATTTGTTATTGGTTTATCAGCTTTAAACAGTCCTTTTTTAACCATAGCTCTAATAAAATCAGGACTATAATTTTTTTTAAATAATCCTTTTTTAGTTACTGCTCTCATAATTTGATTATCATTTAATCCTAACTCTCTTGCTCTATTAATTACTTGAAATAAATCTTGTGCTGCTCTATATTTAATCTCTTGACTATCATTATAATATTCTAAAAATTTATTAGGACTTGTTCCTCTATAGTCTTTAAATAATTTATTATATTCTGCTCCTGCACTATTCATATCTCTAGCTATTCTATTTGTCATAAAAGGTAAAGATTTATTAATATCATATTCTTGAATACTTAAACCAGTTAAGTTAAATATTTCTCTATCTAGTGGTTTTTCAAATCCATATTTATCTCTTTCATATACTGATGCTTGTGCTAATTTTTCTGCTGTATTATAAACACCTGGAACAAAAGCATCTATAATTGCTCCTGCTCTTTGAGCTGCACTTAACTCTTCACCTTTTTCTCCTATTCCAGTACCTGCTTCTATTAATGCTTGAGTAAGCATACTAAACCCAAAATTATTTAAAAACTTTTGAGTAACATCTTTATAAGAATTATCTAGAGCACGTAATGCATTTTCCTCTGTTGTAAAATTATCTAATACATTAGCTAAAGGTGCTTTAAATAAAGTAAAAGGGTCAATATAACCAAAGTTTAAACGTAATCCTTTACCATCTTTTACATCACCTAAATATACATACTCATTTCCTTTAGCATAATCAGGGTCAAAATATTCTATAGCTTGTTTTTTAGTTATATCAGTTCCAAAAACATAATCATTTAAACCAGATAACTCTGCACTACCATAAGTTAAACCACTTGAACCTGCTGTTGCTGCTGTAAAACCTGCTAATCTTCTAGCACCTGCATCACGTTGGGCTTGTCCTTTTAATTTATTTGTTGGTCTACCAAGAGCATCTGTAGCTTGCTCTCCTAATCTCATTTGTCTAGCACCTTCAAAATAATCTTTAATACCATTCTTTAATATATTCTTACTACTACGTATCATTTCTGTTTTAAAAGCAATAAAATCTCCAAAGATAAGTCTTCTAGCCATTTTAACACCTTTAGCTGTTTCACCATAGTTGTGCATATTTTGTCTAATCATATCTGAAGCTGCTATATCTAATCTTGTAATAGGAACTTGCTCACCACCAACTCTAAATGTTTCTACAACTTCATTTGGATTTAAACCTTTATCTATTAGTATTTGTTGTTGTCTATTTTTTTCATTTAAAAACCCAAACCATTTCCAAAAGTTATCCATAGACTGATATGTTTTTAATGTCTTATCATTTAGTTTTCCAAACTTTTTTGAAAACTTTTTTCCAAGTTCTCCTCTAGCAAAATAATTATCAAAATCAATATCTTTAGATAATTCAATAAAAGCTTGTGCTCTAGCATCACTATCAAGATAACCTAATTTAATACCTTTTTGTATTTCTTTTTCAACATCTGTTTTAGGTGCATCTCCTATAGCACGAAAAGCTTTTTTAGCTTGTATTATTGCTCTAGGACTTGTATAACCATTTGCTAAAGCTAATAATGAAGAACCTAAAAAGTTTCTAGCAATAGATACAGGACTATATGCAGTCTTTGCTATTTGAGTAGCAGCTTTAGCAATAAGAAAATTTTTATAAACTCCTCCTTGATAAGGAGATATTTCATTACCATGTGCTAACATTTCTGCAAATTCTTGTGTAGTATATAATCCCTTTAAAGGATTATCTAAACCAGATACATCTGGTGCTTTAAGTGTATCTATTTCTGAAATCTCTTGTGCAAATTTTCCTACAGGAGATGTGCTAATTTTAATAGGTACATTTAAACTAGGGTCCTCTGCAGCTAATCTAATTGATTTTGCAAAATTATGTTGGTCCATTATTTGACCAAGTTTACTCATAGTTTTTGTATAGTTATTTATAGGGTCTGTGCTTTCACCTAGTAATGCTTTTATTACAGGGTCTATAGTTTTTTTCTGAGTTAGTGTTTTTAAAGCTTTTTTATAACTATCTCTTGCACCTTTATTATTATTAATAACATTATCAATAGATTGTGAAAGATGTTCAAATACATCTACATCATTACCTGATGTTTTTAATATACTATTTATTACACCACTTATTTTACCAGTATTTGGATTTTCATAATCATCAATAATTTTTAACTCTGCATCAGTTAATTGTTTTTTTAAATTTTTTTTATCTAAAATGTTTCCATATCTTTTATCTGTTTCACTAAATTGATTTTTAAAAAAATCAAAAGCATTTTGTAAAGACTCTGGACTAGCTTTGTATTTTGGATTATCAAAAAATTCATAAGAACGATTTAAATAAAAAGCCATATTTTCTAAAGGTTTTCCTTGACTATCTTTACTTCTACTTAATTCTATTTTAGATTTTAAATCACCTGATACAGCACCACTATCTAATAAATCATTTTGTAAATCATCTATACTTTGTCTCAACTCATTAACTGTGTTAATTAAATTATCATCTAAATCTTTTACATTCCAATTTTTGCCTGCTAATCCTTGATTAATTTGTTCTGTTATTCTAGGACCAACATTATTAACACTACCATAACTTTTCTTTAAAGCTTTTTCTAATTTAGCTACATTATTAGTTATAGTTCTTTGTGTTCTTTTTCCTGCAGCTACTTTATCTCTATAAGCTTTACCTATATCATCTCCTAATCCTGCATCATTACTAAAATATTTTTGTAAAGTTCCTCTTGGTGACATTAAACTATCTTTTACATATAATAATTTTTCTTTAAATGTTTTTGTTCCCTCTGGTGTTTCTATTTTTACTGTTTTACGTTTAGGTTTAGATGCTTTGAATACTCCTGGTATTTCTTCAGATACATCTTCAAAATTTTCTCTTAACTGTCTTTTTAACATTGTTGTAGATGCTTTTTTACCTGCTGAACCTTTAATAAATTGATTAGTATTTATAAAAGTAGAACCATCATCTTTTGTAGAATTAGCTAGTTGTTGTATAATTCTACCTAATTTAGCATTTTTACCTTTACTATTTTTAAGAGAAGATGCTATATCTTGAGCATGTACTATATCATATTGATTAAATAATGCATCAGGGTTATATTGTTCTTTATATTTTCTAGCTGTTAAATCTACCATGTTACCTTCTAAATCAAAAGCATCTACTTTTTCAACAGGAGCTTTAGATTTAATTTGTTCAATTTCTGTTATTTTTCCTGTTTTATCATCTACTTTACCAGAACCATAAGAAAGAATACTTTTTACAGGATTAATATTACTTCGTAAAGATACTTCTTCTGCAACTGCATTAGTTACAGGTCCTGCTTGTTTTCTTGTTTTTTGTTCTTGTTTTACTAAATCAAGTTCTTCAATATCATCAAATATTTTATTTACTTTTTTGGCAGCTTCTTTTGCTGTGGTTCTTCCTAAATATTCAGAAAGTTTTACTCCACCAAAAGCTGCTCCACCACCTAATGCAGCACCAAATCCTGTTGATAAAGCTGCTTGTAAAAAACTAATATCATCTTGTTTACCAATATCAACTAATGTGTCTTGTCTAGCTATATCTGCAGCACCTCCATAAAGTCCACCTTCAACAGCAAATAATGTGCCTTGATTTCTAGCAACTGTTTTAGCTGCAGCTTTTCTTGCAGCAGCTCCTTTTAATCCTTCTGCTTGTGCTTTTTTTAATGCTTCTTTTAATGAAAATTTAGCTGCAGCTTTAACACCTTCTGCACCAAATTGTCTAGCTATACCTCCTGCTCCTAATGTAAGAGCTGTAGGTATAACAAAAGTAGGGTCAGTAAGCATATGTTTAATAAATCTACCTGTACCTCCTAAACTTATTGGTAGTTCACCATATAAATCTATTGCATCACCCCATGCTTTTTTAGTAGCATCATCAAAGCTATCAGCTTGAGAAGCAGTTTTAATTGTATTAGTTAAATCATATTCAAATGCTGCAGTTCTATTTAATAACCATTTAGCTACTGCAGAGTCAGGACCTCTAAACTCTTTACCCTCATCATTTTTATATATTTGTTTAGCTGCATTTATCCAACGAGAATCTCCTAACAAAGTTTTGCTAGTTACTTCATCTTGCTTATCTAATACTTCTTGTTGTGAAACAGGTTGCTCAGTAGTCTTTGGAATATTATCAAATATTCCTGGAGCAAAAGGTTGAAAAAATTCTGGTGTTGGTCCAAAATCTATATCTTTATATTCAGATTTAGGTTGTGGTTGAATAGGTTGAGTTGCAAATACAGGACTACCACCAGAAAAATCAATATCTTTATAAGAATTTTTTGACATTTATTTTAATAATTTATTTATTATTCTATCTTCAACACCAGGATATGCTCTTTTAAATCTTTTAATATTTGCTTCACTTGGATTTTCTATTAAAAGTTGTATTTTATCTGGGTCAATATTAGCTAATGCTCTAGCACCATATGTATCTATTTTATATTGTTTTTGAAGATTTACTACTTTATCACGATATTGATTTAATTTTAATCTATCCTTATCTGATACTGGTCTAAAACCATCAGGAGTTTGAATTAAATACTCACCATTTTCCTCATTAAATCTCATTCCTAAATCAGTAGCTAATGCTTTCTTTATAGTTTCTAAATCTGAACCACTAACTTCACCATCTTTTTCCATTTGTCTATCTATTTTTCCAAGCTCTAATTTATAATTTAATCCAAATCTTCTCTTATCTTCTGCTGCTGTATCTGCTGCTGCTTTTCTATCAAATGCAAGTTTCTCTGCTGCAATTTTTCTTTGCTCTTCAGATAACTCTCTAGAAGCTCTATCTTTAGTAATATCATACTTTAATCTTGCTTCATCTAACTCACCTCTTTGTAAATCTTTTTCTATAGCTTTTCTTTCTTTTCTAAACTTATCACTTGTTCCTACAAAAGCATCAACATTATCACCTGCAGTTCCTATAGCTTTTTGTAGTATATTACCTTCACCACCTTTAGTAGCAAACTGTGCAAAGGCTTTAGCCATGTTAGCCATCTGTGCTCTATATTCAGAATCTTTAGATTCAGCTTTTTCTGTTTTTGCTGTATCTTTATATTTACTATATAAACTTTTTAATCCTTCTTCTTCTGCTTGTATAGCTTGTTCTCTTAGTTGAGCTTTTGTTGGAGCAGGAGGTCCTTGTTCAGGTCCTGTTTCTTTTTTTAAACTTGATAATCCACCTTCAGGTAAAGAAGGACCTTGAACAGGTTTATTTTTTTGTGCTTCTATAAGTCTTTCTCTTTCTTTATTTTTTCTTATAGCTTCTGTAACACCACCAAAATCATCAACACCTAAGTTTTGTTGTTGTAATTGTTGTTTTATAAGAGCATCTTCAATACTTAAATTATCTTCTTCATCTTCAAGTTTTACTCTATCTTGCACAGGTTGTAAACCCATAGTTCCTGCAATAGGACTTGTATCTCCTAAAATATCTTGAAATCTACCAGATAATCTTTGACCTAATGTTAAATTTTCTGTTCCTTGTTGTGCTTGTATAACAGGAAAGTCAGGCATTAAACCTGCAATACCACCACCAGTTTGACCTTTAGCTAAACCTATAGCAGCTAATGGATTATTACCTGTAAAAGCTCCATATAATCCTGCAGCAGTACCTGCACCACCTATTAATGTTTGTCCTAATGAAGGACCTGGAGGAGCAGGAGGTGCATATTGTGTTGAACCTAATGGTGCACCTGTTACAACTGATTGATACTTACTCATTGCATCATAAGGTTCTTGTTTTTCTAATTGAAATTGTCTATAAGCTTCATCAAGTGCAGTCTGTGCTTGTCTTTGTTTTGTTTCCCCAACAGTTTGTTGAGCACCTAATTCTTTTAATTGAGTAGATAAAGCAGTAGGAGCTATATTAGCTAACTGTGTAGCACCTTGTCCTTGTCTAAGTCTTTCAGCTTCTAATGCTGCTCTTGCATCTTTAAATGCTGCAGCACTACCTTTAGCTTGTATATCACCTAACATTCTTTGTTGGTCTCCTAGAGCTTGTGCTTCTAATAATGTACCTCTAGTACCACCAAATGAACCTTGAGCTACTTGTGCTGCTCTTAGTTTAGGTAATACATTTTGTTCAAAAGCTTTTTGTGATTCTCTTTTTTCTATGTCAGTTACAGCTTGTTGATAAGGAGACATAGCTTCTTGTAGTTGTTCTCCTGTAATAGCTCCTGCAGCATCTCTTGTCATTTGTTCTGCTTCAGCAAACTTAGGTGCTACTTGTCCTTGTAGTCCTGCTATACCTGCAAAGGTTGCTTCTTGTTCTGGAGTATATTGAGCAATGGTTGGACCTTCATAAGGTTTATAACCTTCATCTACTCTTTTATTATAAAGAGCCTGTGCCTTACTTAATATATCTGTATAATAAGGTGCTAATTGTTTTGGTATTTCTGTTGTTGTTATTGCTTGAGGAGCACCTACAGGAGTAGCTCCTTGACCTCCTAATATTGAAGAAAATAAACTCATACTATACTCCTTGTGCCATTGGTCTTAACGCAGATAATCCATTTATTTCATTAGGTTGTTGCGTTGAACCATATGCTTTTTTTCTAACTTGTTTTATTGTATCATCCATAACTCTTGCTCCTTCTGCAGGATTACCATTGCCTAATGCTGCCATTGTATAACTATCAACTACATACTCACTAGGACTTACTGCTAATGTTCCTACTTGTTCTCTTCCTTCTTTAATAGGCATGTAAACATTATCTTCCATACCTCCCCCTTGACCAGGAACCATACCACTAAATTCACCACCTTGAGCTAATTGTACTAAGCCACCTTCTTTAGCAAATCCTAAAGAACTTCCTATAGTTTGTCCTATTTGTTCAGGACTTGCTCCTTGAAAATCTGAATCATTAGCAGGTGCAAAAGAAGTTCTAGCTAAAAATTGATTACGACCTCCACCTAATGCTCTAGATAATATATCTGATGCTGTTAAATTACTAATAACACCACTTGAATCTCTTATAACTCTTTGTGTTCCAAAGCCACTAGGATAAGATACTGAATAACCTGCGTTTGCTAATTGTTGGTCTTCTGCAGCTTGTTCTGCTGCTTTTTGTGCATTACTTGCATCTACCATTGAAGAACCTATATCTGCAGTTAATACATCTTTACCTAAATTCATTAAGGCACCTTTATCAAAACTACCTAGCCCACTATATCTATCTTTAAGTCCAGTTACTACTGCATCTTTAGCATTACCTAATTTAGATACAAATGTTTGTTTAACAGGTGCTCCTGCTTGTGCTGCTCGTAATATTTCTTGGTCTTTTACTACATTTAATGGAGTTTTTGTAGGTGTAAAAGCAGAGGTATTTACATTTCTTTGCATAATATCTATTGGTTGTGGTGATGTATAAGAACTTGTAACAGGTGCTCCTGATATAGCTTGTTCTACTGCAGGACTTGTTTGTGTAACAGCTTGTCCATATTTAGCATCTGCTATATTTCCACTACTTCCAAGACCACGTGAATCAACTCCTTTAGTAGTAAGTTCTGGTATTTCTGTACTTGCTTGAAATGAAGAAGGTGATTGTCCCATATTTGCTGCAGCTTGATAAGAATCTCCTGCTCCTGGAGGTAATGATGGAGTTTGACCACTTATAAATTCTTTACCTGCCATCTTATTACCTATACCTTTTGTAAGACCTGCAGTAGCACCAGTTATTAATGCAGCTTTTGCAGCATCTTTAAAGTTTCTACCTGCTACTAAGTTACCTGCTAAAGAACCAAGACCTGATGTTAATGCAGCAGCTCCTATAGAACTACCACCTAAGAAACCTGCTAGTCCTGTTCCTGCAGCTCCTGCAGCTCCTACTGTACCCATACCTGCTGCTGCAGCTAAATGAGGTAAAGCATATGGAGCAGCTATAGCTAATGCAATAGGTGCTATTGTTTTAAATGCTTTTGAACCTGCAATTCTTTTTACACCTTTAGCTATACCTCTAGGTATACTTGTAATTTTTCTAAATGCTTTTCTTAAACTAAAAGCTTCTGGTAAACCAGTAATAGGATTATAAGTAATAGTACCTAAAGAAGCAAGCCCTTCCAATTCTTCAGGATTCATATGTACTAATAAATTATCACCTTCTCTACCTAATGATGCTAAACCTTTAGCAGCTTCTTGTAACTCAGCTACTTCACTTTCATATTGTTGTATTTCTTCAGGTGCTAAATTTTGTAATTGTTCTTGTGCTATTGCAGATGTATTTTGTCTTTGAGCCATTTCTTGTTGCATCTCTGGAGACATTTCAGGTTGTTGTTGCATCATCTGTTCTTGCATCATAGCTTGTTCCATTCCACCACCTTCTTGCATAGGCACAGTTACTTGAGGTAACATGTTTAAACCACTTGTCATAGGTTGTGGTTGTCTTTGTGATTGCATATATTGCATTGCATTAAGGGTATCATTATAATCTGGACTTGATATATCATTTCCAAATTGTTGAAAATCTTGCAAGGTTGCAGATTGTGGAAGGGCATTAGGGTTCATCATTTTTTTATTCCTCTTGGATTCATATAGTTGGATTGTGGTTTTGTATTATCTGCTATAAAGTTACTACTATTATACACTATTTTTTTAGAGTTAGCTATAGGTTCTACCTTTTGTTGTAAAGAAAAATGGTTAGGTAATACAGCTTTACCTGTATTTAAATTACCTAAAAAGGTACTACCATAAACATAATCAAAGTATTTTTTATCAGTCATTAATTATCTCTAGTATTTTTTCTCTTTGTTTTAAAATTTCTTTTTGTTGTAGCATAATTTGTTCTCTTTGTTTTAATATATATTCTTTATTTACAATATTATTTTCTTCTTGTATTACTTTATCTTTAGGAAATATAATTATATTATCAGTCATTAATTTAAATCATGCCATGATGTTTCAGAAGCTAAACTTACATATCCTTTAAACTTACCAGTTGATGCTGAATAAGCTATATCACCTGCTTGTGGATTTGTAATATTAGTAACAGTAGTAACTGTAAATATTTTTGTTGATGGTCTACTATCTACTTGTACATCTCTAGTATTTAATTCATTAATTAAAGTAGAACCCCATTTTTCCATTAATATATATAGCTGTCTTAATTCTTCATTCTCTTGCATTTGATAACCATATAGCTTAGGTATAAGTGGATACTGTTGTGCCATTATCTTTTACCATCTGGTTGTATAGCTAAACGAATTGACCCCCATCTCCAACTCGTGTTAGCTGAATTACAAGATACTCTTACTCTCCCTTGCCTTCCTCTTGCTCTCATATCTATTTTAACTGTAGTATTACTTACTGTATGTGGTGGTGCAGGTTTTTCTGTTTCAGTAGAACTTTCAGGAAAGTCTTTTGTTTTAATTGAAAAAGTTAATGCACCATCATTAATTGTAAAGTCAGGTATTACTCTAGATAAAAACATAATATCATTTCCATCTGCCATATCAAAATCTGCTGACTCTATAAATGAAGACATTGGTTGTCCACTTTCTGTATATAAACCATCAGGTTCATTGTTATATAAATTATTACCTGCTACTGTTACACCTGTTGTTATTGTATTTCCAAATACTGTTTTATCTGCAAAGGTTGTAAAGATACTAGAACCATATGTCCAGTAACCTTCATTAGGTGAATAGATAACATAACTATCACATTCATCAGAATCTGTAGAAGGATACAACCAAATTACTTCTTTAAACTCAGAATTAATTCCACAAAATATTTTATCTTTTTGGTCTTGATTTAATCTATCAAATATAAATCTTCTTACAGTACAATCTAAATTTTTAACTTGACCATCAAACATATAAAAGTTATCATGCCCCATCCATACTGTTGTACCATCATAATCAACTGCAGCATGTGGAGCTATTAATCCACAGTTACTACCTAGTTGATTAAAACTAAATGTAAAAGGTGGTCCAACAAAAGTCATAGTCCATAGTGAATTATCTGTCCATATGTTAATAGCATTTCTACTTCTTACTCCACCTATTATTTGTGTACCATCTGTTAATACATTTTCTCCTGCTGTAGAACTTAATGAAGGAACCCAGTTAGTTAAGTCTTCTTGATTAGACCATTTAACTAACATAGGTTCAAAGGTTCCATTAGGGTCTGCAGTTGTGTTAAATTGATTTGCTCCTAAACAAATTAAATGTCTATCATTAGGAGAAACTATAACAGAGTTTACAGTTGTTGGTGTTGAGTTAGTAGCACCTGAAACTAATGTAGCTCTAGTAGGACTTGTTGATGCATCTGTATCAAAAAGATAAATAGAACTACCTCTTCTATTTGCTACAATATCTTCACCAAAGTTATCTAAACTCCATTGTGTTATCTGACTAGCAAAGTCACTAGCACCTACTGATGTAGGTCTATTCCATGCTCTTCCTTCTGCAACACTTACACCTGCATTATAAGAACCTGCACCATAACCTACATCTGTTACAGCATTATCTACACCACTACCTAATAAGTAATGTATTGTTCCACCACCTGTAGATGATTGAGCAGCACTAGATGTAGTAGCTACTGATAAAGCAAATGTATTTGCATTAATAACACTTACAGGATATGTTGTTGTTCCTAATAATATATTACCACCAATGGTAGTAGAACTTGTAAAGAAAACAAAATCACCTGTTGCTCTACCATGTGCTGTTGCTGATACTGTTACTGTATTAGAACTAATAGCACAACTAAAAGAACTAGCTAATGTTGTACTTGCAGATACAGGAGTAATATCAAATATCTGGTCACCATTATGTTCATATAACATTTGAGCAGTACCAAAAGCTGCTCTTTTAAATTGATTATTATCTGACCATGTAATTAAATCTCTTGCTGCACCATTAAATGTAGCAGATACTTTTGTTGCATAACCACCTATATTCTCTGGTTTACCTGCTCTGAAACGTACTTTATCAACATCATACCATGCACCTTTTTCTGCATACTGTGTTGATTCTCTAAAGATTCCAGGCTTGAAATCCATCTTTACTAATTTAGAACTTGTTGACATTTAAATCCTAATCAAAGTTTTTTAATAATGCTGCGTCTATTGTTGTTGCACTTCTTGTGCTATATAATAATATATCTACATCTGCTGCACCTGTACTTAATGTTGGTGCTGCTCCAGATACAAATTGATAAGCAGAGTTATAAGATAATGTTCTACTACCTGTTCCATCTTGTATAACATATATCTGTCCTGTTTGTCCTGCTACTGCATTAGTAGGTGCTGCTAATGTTCTATTACCACCTATAGTAACTAAAAAGTTATTACCTAATGCAAAGTCTACTGCTATACTTGCAGCATCTGTTAATGTTGTTATTGGGTTATATGCTCTAGCAGATGTTCCTACTTTTAATGAACCTGCTTCTACTACAAAGTCTCCACGTACAGTTGTATTAGCTGTTACTGAACTTCTTACATATCTTGCATCAGCTATAGATACATCAGGTACATCTGTTGTTCCTGTTCCTACATCTGCAGAAGCTGCTGTACCAAATCCTTGTCCTTTTGTATTAGTTGCAAAGACACTTGTACCATCACAAATAACTAAACCTATTGCACCAAAAGGAACTGTATATCCTGTACCACTTGCTGTTTTAATTTTAACTATATCTGATGCTGTTGTATTTGCAGATACTTTATTATTAATAACATAACCTTTAGATTGAGCAGGTATTATCATTGAGATAGTATTATGAGAACCACCTACTGAACCTTTTAATTCTATAAAAGCATTACGTGGTACATCACTTGCACCATCTACTGCTGATAATGTTACTGTAGCTGCTGCTCCTAATTCTACTGTTGTATAACCTGCAATGGCATCATCTACTAAACTTATCATACCATCATTTAATACAGTACCCCAAGTATTTGGATTATCTCCATCACCTTGTTTTACTAATCTTAGTCTACTTGTATATGTTGATGACATTTATTTCTCCTATTCAAATATAAATTCTTGTTGACCACCTATGAGACCACAAGTGATTTTGTCTGTTCCTGTTATCATAATTAACCAATTACCTTTATTTTTATTAGTATATAATTCTATAATACTATTATTAGAGGTTACTGAAAAAGCTGTTCTAGTAAGAGCTAATCTATTTTCTAAATCATAAACTGCAAAGTCTCTGTCTGCACATACATAAGTTGTTGTAAGTTTTCTATTTATAAACTCATTACTAAAAGATATACTAGTAATAAAAAATAATAGTATTACTAGATACTTCATTAGTTATCACACTCACAAAGTTTACCAAATAATCTTTTCTTAAATTTTTTATAAAAATCTTTTATTCTATCTAACATACTCTTTAACATCATAATCATCACTCCATCTGTTTATTCTTGCTACTTCTGTTACATTACCATCACTATCTCTAGTGTCTTCATATAATGCTTTAAAAGCTGCCATATCAGAAGCTGCATCTATAGCTGCTTCAATAGCTGCACAGTCTGTCTTAATGTCTCCTACATATGTTCCAACAGCACTTGGTATAGTTTTACTACTATCATATGCTTGTCGTTCTACAAGCCAATTAAATCTCTTTATAAGACCATTAGCTTGTTGTTTAGCTTTTTCTTTAGCTATAGATTTTAAACCTAATGTTACTGTTTGATTGCCTTTGTAATCTGTTATTGCATTACCATCTTCATCCACATCATTAGTATCTGTTAATACTTTATCAGTTATAGTATAAGCAGTTGTTACTCTATTATTACTAGAATCAAATGTATAGGTAGCTTGTGAAGTATATTGAAATCTATCATCTCCTTTAGTACCTGTATCCACTACAGGATATATTCCTATAGCAGCTTTCTCAGCATCTGTATATTTTGTAAACATATTAGATGGATAACGAACCTCACCTATTACCAAAGATTTTGGTCTTTGATATATTTGTTCTATTTTATTATCCTTTATTAAAGCCCACATATTATTCTCCTTTAGAATGTGTTATTATAACGAAATGGCACGTCACCAAAGCAACCATAAACAAAAGTACTGCTTTGATTTATAGTATTGTTACTAGTTCTGATTTTAAAGCCATTCGAAAGCATATCTATTGCTCTTGTACTTCCATCAAATTCAGCAGTAGGATTTTCATATCTAAGAACTCTTGAAATACCTCTATTAAAAGGGTCTCTAGCTGTATCATAGACTACCCAGTCATCAGCATTATCTGCTTCTTTAATCCAAAGCATACGTGGTCTAAATCCTGTGTAAACAAATGGACCATCATCATTTATATTTCCTTCATAACTTCCAAACCTACTGTAGCCTTCAACATTATGCCACGCATAAGCAACATAAGTTTCACTATTTGCATTTACTCTACCTTCAGTACCAAAAGTTATAAGACTGTCAGTAGGCTCTGTATCATTCCAAAAAAGAGTTGAAGTACCTGCAGCAGCATTACTATTTAAAGCAAGATATTTTGTAGCTCCTAAAGCACTATGATAAACTCCCCAAGTTTGAGAAGAACTTCTTCTTTTAGTAAATATTAAATCTGGTTTAGCTGATAATCCATGTCCTATAGTTGCACCTGCACTTCCATTTCCTGTATAAGTCATAATGCTAAACCCACCTTTAGTATTTGCTTGTACTGTAGAAGTTATTGAACCACTACCATTACTAGATGTTGTTCCTCCATTAGCCTTCCAAGACCATGATACAAAATTTATAGAACTACCATTATATCCAGTTTCACTACCTAATGTAAAACCATCAGTACCAAATGCAGTTACACCATTACCTTCAGAAACATCTCCACCATCTGTATTAGACTTTAATGCTACTCCAACACCTCTTGTTGAATCAACTAATCTATTATCAGTACTATCATTTCTACCTTTAATCCATATTAGGTCAGGTTTAAATCCTAATCCTGTTATTGCATTAGTACTAGCATTACCACTATAAAGAACTGTATTAAAATTCTTAGCAGGATAATCAGTATCAGTTTGTGCAGGGTCTATGTCATCTGATATGGGTAAGTTACCTGAACATGGTGCTAAAAAACCTGATGGTGGAGTATAGTAAAAATCTCCAAAACCATTACCATCAGCATTTCCTTGTGCTGTAGCTCTACCTGCAAAAGAACTATCCTGTCCTGCATTCATTGTATGCCAACAAGCATTATGAGAACCTGACCAAAAAGCCCAATTTCCACTAGCACTTGAGTTTAAAGTTTCAGCAGTCCCTACAGCACTACCATTTCTATAAAATTGAACTGTTTGTGTACCACTATCTAAATCTAGTGCCATTCCTATAATATCACCATCTACCCATCTAGTGTTTGTAAAAGTTTGTGATGGATTGCTACCACCTGTTTGATTATTACATATACCAGTAGTTGTACTTGTTCCATCAACATCTCCACCTATATATTGTACTGTGTAATCATTAACTGTAGGGTTTCTTTGTCTATTATCATTGTACTTTGCATCAATGTTAGGAAAGTAATGGTCTACGACTGCTACATAACCCCTTCCACTTTCACTTCTTACATAGATATAAAACTCAACATACCATTTACCAGAGTCAAAAGTAAAATTAGATGGTCTACCCCAACCTCCTGCAGTTGCATATCCTTGTAGATTACCAGTATCTAACTTACTATAAGTAGCAGAATAAGAATTTAAATAAGCTACTCTATTAAAAGTCATAAAATTTCCACTACTTGCCATATCTATTTAACTCCCAAATGTTGGACTATCAAGAACTTGATGGTCTGCACCAAGTCCTGCAGCAACTGCAAAATCATTATTGTTTCCTGAACTATCATTTCCTAAATCTCCTGAATTTTCAAATTTAAGATGAAACCCATTTGTACCAAAGGTTGTACCACTAGGGTCTTTTGGAATCCACACCCCATTCTTTGATTCACCAAATTGAGTAGCTGAATAAGATTGCCCATCTGCAAAAATTACTTCTGCTAAATAAGCATCTAAATCATTTCCACCATCTGTTCCTGCACCAATAGAATGAACATCTCCATTTGTGTTGAATCTATTAAAATCTCCTGCAGGAATATTAGTAGTACATCTAGTTTTTAAATCACCATTTACATAATATTTAACTCTGCTACCTGATGATTGGCTTGTGTCTGCTTGAATAACTATATGCATCCATGCAGTTGTATCTCTGTAATACCCATCTATTCTATCATCTCCACCACTTGTTCCTCCAGATGTTCCACTTAATCCATACCATGCAATTCTATCTCTATTATCTAGAGCAGTTCCAGTTCCAGATGTTCCACCACCAGATTCAAAACCAAAGGCTGAACCTCCTCCACCAATTCCAGTTCCTCTACTAATAATCTGTTGCCATCCTGTATTACCACCATCTGCATAAGTTGAACTTCTTTTAACCCAACATGAAAATGTAAACTTTGTTAAATCACTAGAAGTACCAAAAGTTCTACTTAAACTATCACTACTAGCTGCTTCAAATCTACAGCTCTGTTCTATCTGATGTGAATAAAATCCACCACCACCTGCACTTGCTGCTGCTGCAGCTCCCATTAAATTATTTTGAAAGACTCCCATTATGCGTATGCCTGTGAAATTACCATTTGAATATCTCCACCAACTCCATCACTAGATGCTGATACAATAATATAATCTAATCTATCTACTGCACCATCTGCTGTTGATAAGGTTGGGTCTGT